AATGGAAGCGGGTGCAGTATGTCGGGAAGGACGGGTTGAAGAAGGAGGACAACGCCAAAGTGCCGCTGACCTTGGAAGGGTTTAAGCGGTTTTGCCGCAATAATTACGGGGAGGTCCAGCACTATTTTGAGAACAAAGAGGGTTACTACGAGGAGTTCGGTGGTATCTGCCGTGCGATTCGGGAGGAAATCCGAGAGGACCAAATCATCGGTGGGATGCTCTCGTTCTACAACCCATCCATCACGCAGCGATTGAACGGCTTGGTCGAGAAGCAGGAAACGAGCGTGACGATAGAGCAGCCGTTGTTCGGCGATGGAGTTTAATATACCAAGGGGGTTTTTATTGGGTGTAAAGCATTATCTTTACACTATGGAAGAAAAAGAAATAAGTGGGTACGATGGATTGTATTCCATCACCCAAGAAGGCGTTGTTTATAGTTTGGGAAAAGGATTGAGTACCAACCCATCGTTTTCACAAAAGCGGGCTATTTCCTTAAAGAAGACCCAAAGGGGATACATTGCTTGCAAATTGTTTAAAGGTGGAAAAAGGAAATACTTTTTTGTTCACAGGCTCGTTGCTCAATCCTTCATAGCAAACCCCGAAAACAAGCCCGAAATCAATCATATTGACGGAAACAAGGCCAACAACCACGCATCAAACCTTGAATGGGTTACATCAAGCGAAAACCAAAAGCACGCATTTAGAGAGGGGCTTCAAAAAAGAAGGGCTGGAGCGGACTCCAAATGCTCAAAGTCGGTCAAGCAGGTAGATTGCAAGACGGGTGATGTTGTAGGCATTTGGCCATCAATCAATGAAATAAAAAGGGTTTTGGGCTTTAATAGTTTTGGGATAATTGGGTGCTGCAAGCAAAAACCCAAGTATAAAACAGCCTACGGGTTTAAATGGAGTTATGTTTAGTTACACAACAGCAATCAGCCGAATACGGCGGATGACTGCCCGAAAGAAGGTAATTCAGGGCGGGACATCCGCTGGATGCTTGCCCCCGCTTTAACGGGCGGGGGAGGAAAAACACTTGCAATATTGGCGGTCCTGATTGACCACGCCGCTCGCCATCCAAAGTCGGAGATTTCGGTGGTCAGCGAATCCGTGCCTCACCTACGACGGGGGGCGATTAAGGACTTTGCCAAGATTATGCAATGGACGCACCGATGGGTTGCAGACCGCTGGAACAAGACGCTGCTTCAATACAACTTCGCCAATGGGTCAACGATTGAGTTCTTTTCGGCTGATTCCGAGGCAAGGCTACGAGGGGCAAGGCGGCAAATCCTCTACATCAACGAGGCCAACAATATTGACTTTGATTCCTACTACCAGTTGGCTATTCGTACAAGCCAAGAGATATTCATCGACTTCAACCCCACGCATGAGTTCTGGGCGCACACCGAGGTCTTGCCCGAAACCGATGCGGAGTTCTTGATTCTCACCTACCAAGACAACGAGGCGCTTCCCGACACCATCCGCAACGACATCGAACTAAACCGAACCAAAGCCGAGCATTCGGCATACTGGGCCAACTGGTGGAAGGTGTACGGCCTCGGTCAAGTAGGAACGCTCCAAGGTGCGATATACGGCGATTATACGGTGGTTGAGGGTATTGACCCATCCACGATGAAGTTCATCGCCTACGGCCTCGACTGGGGGTTCAGCAACGACCCTACGGCCTTGGTCGCCGTGTACCGCAGGGGCGACGACCTGTTCATCCACGAACTGCTCTACCACCGAGGGCTGACCAACTCGGACATCGCCACCCGACTGAAGGAGTTCGGCATCACACGGGCTTGGGAGATTGTGGCCGATTCGGCAGAACCGAAGTCCATCGAGGAAATCTACCGCCTTGGATTCAATATCAAGCCCGCATCCAAGGGTCCAGATTCCGTAAGGCAGGGCATTGACATCGTCAAGCGGTTCAACCTGCACGTCACCAAGGATTCGACCAACCTCATCAAGGAACTCCGCTCGTACACTTGGGCCACGGACAAAGACGGCAAGGACACAGGAGTGCCGATTGATTCCTACAACCACGCCTGCGATGCGCTCCGCTATGTGGCCCTCAACAAATTGGCGGTCAGCAACTCGGGGAAGTATCTTGTGGTGTAACTTTGGGGCATGAACCTAACCTTGTTTGCCTTTTTGCTTTGTCTTGCATTCTTGTTTGGGTGTTTCTTGGGTCATATACATCGCCCATGAACCTTGAATCCATCCTTGAACTGCTTTTGATTTTTGGCAGATTCGTCCTCTTATTGGTCTTGATTTTTGCAATCGCCTCGCTATGAAATTATACACAGAAGAACAATTATATAATTCAATGTATAAGTTAGTTCACCCATTTTCAGATGGTAAAGAAATAGATGAAATAGTAACCAAACTAATACCTATCGAACTACCAAGTGATGATGAGGTAAATGAAGAGGCGCATAATTATGCAAAAAAATATAAGGCTGTATTGCCACAAATTGCGGCTTTAATTTATGGAGCGCAATGGATGCGTGACAAAATACAAGGAAACCAAACCATAGAACCATGAAACTCATCCACTACTACCACATCTACTGCGGCGGAGGTGGCCAATGGCAACTCATCATGAACCAGCACATGATGGCCCTGTGCAACTACGGCTTGATAGAACGGTTGGATGAGATTCGGGTGGGCATCGTTGGTCCACCAGAGCAGCGCAAAGCGGTCAAGGAAATACTTGACAATTCCCTCATAAAAGACAAGGTAAAGGTTGTCGTTACCCGAACCAACGCTTGGGAGCAAGCCACGCTCACCGAGATGTACCGAGCAAGCCAAGACGAGGATGCGGCGTACCTGTACGCTCACACCAAGGGCAGTTCCGACCCATCCCTCATCAACCAACTTTGGTGCAGGTCCATGGTGTTCTTCAACATAGTCGCTTGGGAGCGGGCCATCGCAGAACTCGCCAATGTGGACTGCGTCGGTGCCTACTGGCTGACCAAGGAGGAGTTTCCTCAAATTGCTGACCACAACAACCCCGATGGCTACCCCTACTTTGCGGGTACTTTTTGGTGGGCCAAGTCCTCCCACATCCGTGAACTCGGAGAACCCGTCCGTGAACACCGCTGGCAAGCCGAACATTGGATTGGGAAGAGGGAAGGGATGACCGTCTACAACTCCTGCAAGGGATGGCCAGGTCCCGATAAGTTTGTGATAACCTTTTGAACATGGCCAAAATCCCCGTCATCATCACCAACTTTAACCTCTACACTTGGCCCAAAGCCATGGTCAAGAAACTGATACGGATGCCTGGGGTCGGACCCATCCTAATCGTGGACAACGATTCAACCTACGGCCCCACGCTGGAATGGTATGAACAACTGAAACTGGAAGCCAACGATGTTGCGGTCATTCGCACAGGAGGCAACTTCGGCCACCTCGTCGCATGGCAGGCCCAAATCCCGCAACAGTTGTTTGACATGGGCTACCACGACTACATCGTAACGGACCCCGACCTTGACCTTTCGGCCTTACCCGATGACACCCTCCTGCGTATGCGGGAACTTTGGTACGACCTGCCCGAAAAGACCTACATGTACGAGCAGGAGGAAGGCGACCCGTTCAACGGTGTCAAGTTCTCGGTCAAGGACAAAATCGGCCTTGGGATTCGGACGGACGATGTGCCTGCCGATGCCTTGTTCTTCCAGCAGGCCGAACTACGCTACAAGAACCAACCCTACTTCCACGACTTGCAACTCGCACCTGTTGACACGACTTTTGCCTTCTACCACCACCAACGATATCAGCGGGTGGTCATTGGGGGGGCAAGGATGGTCGCACCTTATGAGTGCAGGCATCTTCCCTACTACCTAACCGCTGAGGACTTGAATGCGGATTGGGAATATAGGCAGTACCTTGACAAAGCCAACCACGCCAGCACCGCCAAGAAGATTGCTGACGGCCTCAAAATCTTTTGACCATGCAACGATACTGCAACGCCATCCGAACCGCAGGAATAGTTCCAACGACCGTGCTGGAAATCGGCTCAAGAGATGGACACGATGCGAAGGCGATTGCAGACCATTTCGGTGCGAGTTCCGTATGGGTCTGCGAGCCAAACCCAAGCCAAGCGGATTATATCGCTCAAGCCTATCCCAACTTCAACCTGGTCCGCAAAGCCATCTACAAGCATTCGGGCAAGTTGCAGTTCATCCAAATGCAGGGCAGTCCCAACGAGGTGGGTACATCGTCCTTGCTGGACCGTTCCTACGACAACCTCTACGCCAACGCCAACAGGATTGAGGTAGAGGCTATCACGGGTGCGGAACTCCTTGCGATGATTGAAGGCCCGATTGGGGCTTGCAAGGTTGATGTGGAGGGGGCGACCCTTGAAGTCCTGCAAAGCATGGGTGATTCTATCCATCGGGTGCAGACCTTCCACCTTGAATGCGAACACGAAGAAGTTTGGGTCGGCCAAGCACTCTACAACCAGGTCGCAGCGTTTATGATTGCGAAAGGCTACGAGCAGGTGGACTTTGATTTCGTGATGCCTGGACTGCAAAGCGATTCCATTTGGATTAAAACCGCCAACCTATGAAACTCCAAGACCTGACCATTGACCAGTTCCAACGCATCGCTGCGCTGGAGTTCAGCCCTGTGCTGACCGATTACGACAAGCGTGCAGGGGTCGTGGCGATAGTGGAGGGGGTGGATGTATCGCTCGTCCGAGAAATGCCCGCTAAGGGGCTGACAAAGCGTTACAAGACCATCATAGCGGAGTGGAACGAACTACCTGCTCTTGGGTACAAGCGCAGGTTCAAAGCGGGGGGCAAATGGTGGATTCCGACGGTGTTCACCGATGAGTTGACCGCTGGCCAACTGATTGACCTAATGGACACGGATACGACGGACGAGAAGAAACTCGTCCAAAACCTGCACCGGATAATGGCCACGCTTTGCAGGGAGGGCGGGTTCCTCGGTTACTTCCCCAAGAAATACGACGGGGCAAGTCATCAAGAGCGGGCCGAACTATTCAAGTCCCACGCCAAAATCGGGGATGTTTGGGGGGTGGTCAGTTTTTTTTTGCTAAGTTCCGAAAGTTACTTGAAAATTTTGAGCGACTATTCACGGCACCTGACGAAGGGGATGCAGGCCCAGTAACCAACCCGCTTGCTGGCTACGGTTGGCTGATGGTGGTTTGGCGGATGGCCAACAAGGATGTACTGAAATTTGATGCCATCTTTGCGATGAAGGCGGTGGAGTTCTTGAACTACGCCCTTTTGATTCACGACATCTTGGAGGCAGAACGCCAAGAGGCAGAGCGGATGCGGAGGCGGTAGGACACAATTTGCGTGGCTGGACATTTACCAGCATGGAGTTTGATGTATTTGTCGGGGGGTCAGGGAAGAAACTGACCGACTTGCAGAAGGAAGCCTTGGCCGACTTCGGGGTAAGTCTTGCGGATGGAGCGATTGAGAACAAGTCCTACGCTCTGGTCACCAAGTGGCTTGAAGGGGTGGTCAAATTAGCCAAGCAGAACCTGGCCAACGCCAATGCCATTGCCAGCAACTCCCTTGCCCAAAGTATAACCGTTGAACCCATCACCCTGACCGATTCGTCCTTTGTCGTGGCTATCAAGGCCAACGACTACTGGAAGTTCGTGGACCTTGGTGTGAAGGGAACGCAGAAAAGCAACCGTGCGCCAAATAGCCCGTTCCGATTCAAGGGCAACCCGATTCCCATCCGACCGCTCCAAGAGTGGATCGCATTCAAGGGGATCCCGTTGCAGGGCAGGGACAAGCAGGCGGCAAACAGATCCTTCGCCATAAACATCGCCCGCAAAATCAGCAGGGAAGGCTTACGGGCCACCAACTTCATGAGCAATGCAGCCACCAAGGAGATGGTGGATGTTCTTACCGAAAACATCGCCGAAGTCCTCGGCAAATCCATCAGCGTCGCAACCGTCCGATAAAAATGTCCATAACCGTATTATCAGGGTCGCCCCTTGTGGCCACGCCCGTCTTCAACAAGATGCTCTATAAGGTCAGCGGCTCGCTGATTGCCCAGCCGAACTACCGCTATGTCTGCGATGTGAAGAATCCAGCAGGGACGACGCTGGCACGGCTGAAATGCGACAAACTGCCGACCACCAACTTCGGATTCTTCGATGTGCAGAAGGTCGTGGAGACCTTGGTGACCCCTACCAAGCCATCGCTCACGCAGACGGGATTCGTGGACCATTCGGGGTTTTATTCGGGTTATCGCTTGGACTTCACGCAGGAATACGGAACCACGCCCGTCGTGACAGGAGCGACCACAACGGTCAGCGGGGTGATGGCATTTGCAGGAAACCTGGAGCAGTTGGAACTTGCTGACTGGAGTTTGAGTCCATACTTCCGCATTGGGAGTTCTTTTAGCGTTGTCCGTCCGCTGACAACCCCACGAGCATTCACGGTGTACCAAGGGGGCAGCAACTTCCTTGCAATCAACGCCACCAAGTTTGAAGCCGTATCCCCCAACGACACATATCTCGTATCGGGCCAAGTGAACTACAAGGGAACGGATTACAATTTCGCCGTAACCCCAAGCCTTTCGGGGACTACGGACTTCAACATCCAACGCTTTGCCTGTGGCCCTGCAAACCTATCGGGAACCATTACGGCATTGAGCGGAGCGGTTGAGGGAGATTCCTACACGGTGCGTTTCATATCCAATACTGGCTCACAAAGCGCAGGCAATGTCGTAACCTTCACCTTTGGCCCCTGTCAACGATTCAACTCCATCCCCGTTCACTTCGTCAACAAGTACGGCGGGATTGATTCGTACACCTTCACGATGAAGAACAGGAAGCGGGCCAATATTGAGCGGGAGGTGTTCGGGTATAACTCGGATGTATATGCAACCACGACTTACAACAAGATTTGGGCAGGGTCGTTTGACTATGTGTACGCCTTGAATAGCGATTGGCTGACCGATGCAGAATCCGAGTGGCTGATTGAGATGGTGCGGAGCGGGTATGTGTGGTTGGAACTGAACGGAACCCTTGTGGAAGCGGTAGTCAACGCCAACCAGTATCAATTTGTAACCAGACGGAACGACCGCCTCACGCAGTTGCAGTTGGAAGTGGCCGTAGCCTACGATAATAACATCCTATGAGCGTCACGCTGATAGCCTACCCGACCGCCAACTTCATCGACGACTTAACGGCGTGGAACAACTTCAACACCCGTGCGACTGCCGATGGAGCGGATGCGGTTGAAGCAGCCTGCTTTGACTGCCTGTACCTGCGATTTGCGGGGCTGAACGGGATGCCCGAACTTGCCTATGTGCTGGACACGATGGGAGGTACCGACATTGCGGTCACCTATTCCATCGGGGATATTGAGGATGTGACCAAGCAGCGGGGCAGTTTCAGCAAGACCATCACCCTTCCCAACACTCCGAACAATCGGGCCTGCTTTGCCTACGCCTACAACATCCAATCCTTCGTGGGTGGATTCCAACCGAACAAGCGGATTCGTGCCGCTATGTGGGAGGATGGGGTGCAGGTATTTAGCGGGGTCTTGCAGTTGCTATCCATGTCCAAAACCAAGGGAACCGTCACCTACGAGGTGGGGTTGTTTACGGACAATGTGAGTTTGTTTAAAGCCATTGAGGGCAATATGCTCGTCAACACGGCGGGCGTTACAGGCATGAACCACACACCAACCAGCGGCCATGTGTCGGGAACCTGGACGGCAAGCGGTGCGGCATCAAGCGGGTATGTTTACGGAATCGTGGATGCGGCGGGGTTCAGCGATGTGCAGCAAGGTGGGTCGTTTACGGTTCCTTGGTGGAGGCTCGGTCCCAGCGTTTATGTGAAGAAGATGGTGGACCTCATCTTCACGGAGGCAGGGTTTCGCTATTCCAGCACCTTCTTCAATTCCTCCCTGTTCAACAAGTTGGTCATCCCGTACGCAGCGGGAACGCCAACGACCAACCTATCGGGGTCGAACCTCTTCGTACAATCCACGGGGTCCGTGTCTGCATCGCTTACAGGTCCAGCGGTTAACCTTGAATTTAGCCGTGACAATGTAGCCCCCTACTTTGACAACGGAGGCTATTGGGTCGCATCATCCAGCACCTTCGTCGCTCCAGCAGTCCCAACCCGTTGGAGCGTTGTAATGAACTACATCGTGAGCGGCGTAACCTTTGGACCCGATGGCGTTGCAGGTGGTGACTTTGACATCTACAACACGGCCACAAGTTCAACGCTTGCCTTGGTTGGAACGGTTGACCTTACGAGTGCGAGTTATCCATTGTCAGGTACACTGATTTTTAACAACATCGTCGTCCCCGCCAATGCGGTCGTAAAGTTTCGCTATAAGGAAACCGAGGGAGCCACATCTACCACCTTTCGTTCAGGCATGACCGTGCAGATGACCTGCCTTGAAAACCCGCAAAGCATCGGGATTATTGACATGAGAACGGCCCTACCTGCCGATGTCAAGCAGAGCGACCTGTTGCAGGACTTGCAGAAGATGTTCAACTTGCAATTCATGCCCGACCCGCAAGACCCCAAACTCCTATACATCGAGCCGTGGAAGGACTTCTATACTTCGGGCGTGGTGGATTGGTCGCAAAAGTCGGACGAGAACGCAGAGCAGGTGCTGACTAACGGCGACCCTAATGCCTTCACCAATGTCATCTTCAAATACAAGGACATGGGTGACTATCTGTCCAAGACCTATAAACAATCCTACCCGCTGAACAGGGAAGGTTATGGTGGACGCATTTACAACACTTCCAACTTTTACGGCAAGGGCGATAAGGTCGTTGAAACCCTATGCGGGACTTTGATACCTGCATCGTTCAGCACCAACAAGGTCGCTGGAAGGACTTGGGATTTGGAGGGTACTCTTGCAAGCGGGACCATCAAGCCTTTGCAGACAGGCTACCGAATTGCGCAGTACAATGTGGTCACGGCCCCAACGACTTGGAGATACCAATACGGGGTCACAGGAACGCTGAACACCGTCCTTGCGGTTAACCAAACGGCGTTGCCCTTTGTCAGCCACATTGACAACCCCTACAACCCCGGCGTGGACTTGGCTTTCGGTCAGCCTCGATTGGTGTACTACAACGCAGTCAACGCAAGCGGCAACCCATACGCCTACACGAACAACAACCTTTACAACACCTACTGGCTCAATTACATCAACGAAACGGTATCGCAGGAAGCCTTGCAGTTGGAACTCACGATGCTGCTATCAAGCGTGGACATCTATCAACTTGACTTCCGCAAGCCCATCTATTACGGCGGCATCCGTTGGCGGTTGCTTGAAATCCGAGATTACTTAGTCGGGCAGATGAAGCCTTGCCGTGTAACCTTGCGCAGAATCTTGAACCTGTCCGAGTTTGTCGCTACCAATACCCCACCCGTTGCAAACGACCCATCGGCCCTGTTCAACGGACCGATTGACCCCGACCCTGTGGACCCAGGCTATGAACCACCCATTAACCCCGAACTCCCATCCGAAGGATAAGATATGGCAGATGTAACTAAAGAGATAGTCCTTGAAGTAGGGCTAAAAGATTCCACCGCCGCTGGCACGACCAGCGCAAAGACCCGCCTGCGGGAATTGCAGAAGACCCTTGCAGACATGGCTCTCGCAGGCCAAGACGGAACGAAGGCATTCCGTGAAATGGAGAAAGAAGCGGGAAGGCTGAAGGACCAAATCGGGGACACGCAGCAGAGGATTAAGCAACTCGCATCCGATACCCGAACCATTGACACCTTTGTCGGTGCGGTGCAAGGTATCACGGCGGGATTCCAAATCGCCCAAGGAGCGGCGGCTTTGTTTGGAGCGGAGGAAGAAGAACTGCAAAAGTCCCTCGTCAAGGTCCAAGCGGCGATGGCCCTCGCTAACGGTGTGCAACAGGTGGCCAACCTGCTGAACAAGGATAGCATCCTAATCACCCAAGGCCAAGCAGCGGCGCAGGCACTCTACGCCGTGGCGGTGGGAACAAGCACGGGGGCGATGAAGGCGTTCCGCATCGCACTCCTTGCAACGGGTATCGGTGCAGCAGTCGCAGCCGTTGGTCTGCTTGTGGCGAAGTGGGACGAACTGACCGCAGCGGTCCGCAGGTTCCTGAACCTACCCGACCCGAAGCAACGGGCAGCAGAGCAAGCCATGGCCCTTCAACGGGAGGAAGCACAGTTGGAGAACTATCGGGACGCTTACAATAGGCACACCGACGGCCTCATCGCTGCTGACAACAAGCGGAAGGCCCAACAGGAGCAACGCCGCAAGGAGCAGGAGGAAGCCACCAAGCAACGCCTGCTGAAACTCCAAGAGGAAAACAACGCCATCATCAAGTTCGTGGAGGACTTGAACTTGACCCTCTACGAGATGGAATTGGACCGCATTAACAAGCAGGACCAAGCCCAAGAGGACCAAATGCTACGCAGGCGGGATGCTTATCTTCGGGACATCCGCTTGCGCAACGATGCCGAAGCCAAGTCAGCAGCGGGGCAGGCACAACGGGAAGCGGACCTCGCCGCCCTTCGTGAGAAATATGTCGGGCAGTCCTTTGCCGTCATCGGGGACATCATCCAAGCGAGTGCAGGCAAGAGCGAGGAAGCCCAACGGCGGGCCTTCAATGTGTCCAAGGCAGCAAGTATAGCCCAAGCCATCGTCAGCACTTACCTTGCCGTCAACTCGGCCTTGGCTATCAAGCCTACGGAAACCGTCTTCCCAGGTCAGCGATTTGTGGAGGCAGGTCTTGCCCTTGCCGCAGGTCTTGCGAATGTGGCCAAGATTAAAGCGACCCAATTCCAAGGGGGTGGAGGAAGCGCACCGGGCGGGAGCGTGATGGGTGGAGCATCAGGTGCAAGCATGACCCCGCCTCCCATCTTCACTAATCCGCAAACGACCAACCTCGGAACGGGCGACCTGTCATCGGGTCAAGGTCAGCAGAACCAACCCATGCGGGCCTATGTGGTGGAGCGTGACATTCAGCAGACGACCAGCAGGGTGCGCCGCTTGTCCGAATTTGCAACATTGGGGTAACTCCTACATATCCCACCATGGAACTACCCGTATATCGGATGACTGTGGACGAAGTGGACGAAGGTGTGCAATTCGTCGCCCTCGTTGATATGCCTGCGATTGAGAAACCCTTCCAAGCCTTCGCCAAGACCCCGCAAAGATTCGCCGAAACAGGAGAACGCAGGGTGCTGACTGGGCCGCTCATGCTTGCGGACACTCCCATATTTCGGAAGGACGACACCTACGGCGAGTACTATGTCGTTTTTGACAAAGCCACCATCCGCAAGATTGTCCAAAAGTATTTCAAGCAAGGCAACCAGCACAATGTGAACGCTTACCACAACGCCGAACTTGACGGCGTGTTCATGTTTGAATCCTACATCACCGACGCAGAGCGGGGCATCCTTCCCCCCAAAGGCTACGAGGACACCCCCGACGGCTCTTGGTTCGGGTCCTTCAAAGTAGAGAACGACGAGGTGTGGGACAACCGTCACGCCTTCAAAGGGTTCTCGGTGGAGGGCTTGTTCGGAATGAAGAATACAGGAACTGAACTGGAGGTCGCACTCGCTGGCCTTGCAGACGACTTAACCGCTTTTTTGCAACATATCAACCCAACCTACAAATCCCAATAATCTATGAACCTAAAAGCAGCCATTGATACTCTCCGCACCGAGTTGCGGAAGTTCACAACCCAAAAGCAAGCCTTTGCCGACTACAAGTTGGTGGATGGTACGGTCATCCGTGTGGATGGCGACCTCGTTGCAGGTACCGCCGTGTATGTCATCACCGAAGACGAAACCCTGCCCGCTCCCGATGGTGAGCATGAAGTTGAGGGCGTTGGTGTTGTCAAGACCGAAGGTGGCAAAATCACCGAAGTTGTCGTAGCCGAAGCCCCTGCCCCTGCCGAAGAAGTAGCCGTTGCCGCCGAGATAACCCCCGAAGTTGCAGGTGAAGTGGTGAGTGAAATCGCCGAAGGCTACCCAATGGTGGACCCCGCTATGGTTGAAGAAATCGTCAAGAAGCACCTCGTCAGCATCATGGAGGAATTGAAGGCCGCCTACACCGAGATGGGCAAGATGAAGGAAAAGATGGCATCCTTTGCCTCGCAGATGGAAACCATGACCGACATCGTTGAGAAAGTCGCCGAACTTCCAACCGAAGCCCCCAAGCCAACCGCCTCCGCTATCGTGGAGCAACGCAAGGCCGCTGCAACGCAGAACTTCAATGCCCTCGCCGAAGCAATCCAAAACCTCAAAAAATCCAAATAAACTTTAACCCCCAAAACAAAAAAGAAATGGCATTTTCATTCGTTTCCCCGCTGGCTACCTATACCGAGCAAAATAGGTTGCCCCTCATCACCAAGGCCGTATTCTCGGCCCGCACTGCCGCCCTGTTCACAAAGCAGGTAGGTATCAAATCAGCCGCTGCCCTCAACTTGATGGACACGGATGCTGCCCTGCAATCAGGAACCGCTTGCGGATGGAATGTCGCAGGTGCTGCTTCGGGTGCAACTACTTTCACGCAGCGCAACATCACCGTCGCCCCCATGAAAATCCAAGAGGCTCTTTGCCCTCGTTCCTTGGAGCAGTACTGGATGCAGACGCAGTTGACCGCTGGTTCTACCTACGACGGTGTCCCCTTTGAGCAAGCATTCTCCGAGCAGAAAGCCCTCCGCATTGCCGAGGCTTTGGAGAACGCCATTTGGTCAGGTTCTACCTTGGTGACTGGTTTGCTGACAATCCTAAACGCTGCATCGGGTTCTACCGTATCAGGTAACACCGCTGCCGTCTCTGCCTCCGTTGGTATCACTACGCCCAATGTCCTCAGCCTTTTTTATAACATCTA